CAACTCAGTGGATTCAACTGGCGTTAGACTTGTATTTCGAGAAAGAACCACGGGTCACGATTGTGCAAAATCCGTCTGCGTATCATTTTTATTCATTCGGCAAAGTCCTGATTGGAGTCACACATGGTGACCGGATGAAAATGGAAGACTTGCCGCAGATCATGGCGCATTTGAGACCGCAGGATTGGGGAAACTCGACTCATAGGCGGTGGATCACTGGACACATCCATCACAAGACCGTGAAGGAGTTCAATGGCTGTACAGTCGAGAGCATGAACACGCTAGCACCTAATGATGCGTGGCATGCCAAGTCTGGTTATTTTGCAGCTAGAGAAATGCAATGCATGGTATTCCATGAAGAACATGGTCTAGTGGCTCGTAACATATGTCCTGTAGGGCTTGCACATTCCTGACTATTTGACAATAATAACCTTGACTATCCCTTAGTCACTAGACCCTGGCAGGTCTTCACTTTGGTCACGTTTCAGTATTCTGATCGTGGCCTTTTTTTTGCTCATAGCCCGCATGTCTACCTGTTTTTTTACTCATATCCCACATGCCTACTGCATATTAGACTAATGTCTAATGTATTTCCCTTTACTATAAAAAATCACAAAGGCATAATCTGTATTGTTCATTAAAGGAGCGATGACATGAACCAATCAGAAAGCATAATTAAGTTGTCAGTAGCCTTGGTCAAGGCACAGGCTGAAATGTCAGGAGCCGTCAAGGATTCTGCCAACCCATTCTTCAAGTCAAAATATGCAGATCTTAATTCTGTGATCAAAGCAATCAAAGAGCCGTTTGCAAATCACGGTCTAGCCTATACCCAATTTCCATACACGGACGATAAAGGCATTGGAGTCGTCACACGATTGCTCCATGAGTCTGGTGAATGGCTAGAATGTGGGTTCACTTTACCGATGTCAAAACTTGACGCACAGGCGGCAGGATCAGCTATCACATATGCCCGCAGATATGCGCTTCAATCAATGGCAGGGATACCATCTGTCGATGACGATGCAGAGATGGCCATGACACGCACACAGAAGCCCGTGGTCAAGCGTATAACACGCGACCAAGCCCAAATGCTTCATACCTTATTATCATCGACCAAAAGCGATGTGGTGAAGTTCTGTGAGGTGTTCAAATGCAGTGACGTTGATTCGATGTCTAGCGAATACTTTGATAAGGCTTTAACGACTCTCAATCGTAAGCAAATTATGACCAATGAGGTAAATCAAAATGCTTAGTGATGTATCAACAGTGGTTCTGTTCTTGGAATTGAGCCAACGAGCTTCTCAGTATTCTACTGGGAAAATAAAAGACCAGTTCTTCAGCGATGTTGAAGAGTCGAGCATTAAGTCATTTGTTGAATTTGACAAAGCAATGCAGAAGGCTTTTGAGGCACAGGCGCGAACAGTAATGATGAGGATTGTTGATGAAGATCATTGAGCATGAGCAGGGCAGCGAGGCGTGGTTAGAAGCCCGCCTTGGTTGCCCCAGTGGGTCAGGCTTTAGAAAGCTGATTAACGGCAGTGGAAATCAATCTGCAAGCTCTCACGGATACATTAATGACCTGATCGCTGAATCGGTTCTTGGGTATTCAAGTCCATTAGATGTCACGCCTTGGATGCAACGCGGGACGGATTTGGAGCCAGAGGCAAGGAGTATTTATGAGTTTGAGAAAGATTTGGCTGTTCAGCAGGTTGGTTTTTGCATGCACGATACCTTGGCATGCGGCATATCGCCTGACGGATTGGTTGGTCTGGACGGTGGATTGGAGATTAAATGCCCAAAACCATCAACTCATGTTAAATATTTACGATCTGGCAAATTGCCAACTGAATATATACCGCAGGTAATGGGATGCCTGTGGATAACAGAGCGAGAATGGTGGGATTTCATGTCCTATCATCCTTCAATGCCGAGCCTACTGGTTCGAGTTTACCGTGATGACGTATTCATTGAAAAGCTAGAAAAACTAGTGCAGATGGCATGCGAAATCATAGAAAGAGAAACACTAAAAATTAAGGAGCGGTTATGACAACGCAAGGAGTAGAACACATTATTTTTGTGCTGACTGAATGCAGGTCAGAATTTATGAAACGACCTGATCCGATGCTATTGGAAAGAATCCAAGAGGCCATTGTGATTTGTCGAGAAGAGATAGTTAGAAAGAAGGAAGATAACGATGGAGTATGACAATAACAACACGGGCGCATTGTTCAAAAACAACAAGCGAACCAATGAGAGACAGCCTGAATACAATGGATCTGTCGAGGTTGCAGGGGTTCAATACTGGATCAGTGCATGGGTCAAGGAGAGTAAGAACGGACAGAAGTTTTTCTCACTGGCATTCACTGAGAAGGATCAACCAAAGCCTGAAGCAATTCAGCAATCAACTGAAGAAGTGAACGGTGAAATACCTTTCTGACATAAAAAAGCCCGCGCGAGCGGGCTACCACCGGGAGCGATAGTGGTGAGTAATTATAGCACGGGGCAAAGAATGGAAAAGTATTCGTACAAATTAGATGAGACTGAGGTGAGCGAGATTTGCGAACTTCTCAAGAAACAAGAACGACTTAAAACGGAATGGCGAAAAGTTTCTAATCCTGCTATTGCTGAGATGTTCAATGTTTCAACCTCAACGATTGAATATATTAAGTTAAATAAGATGAGGAAATACGCAAAATGAGTAACGTGGTGAAGCCTCACTTTAAGCAGAATCACCTGCTAGCCATGGCAGAGGACATCCATTCGATAATTCAAGAGTCTGCCTCTGAGCATACGATGGATGTACCGCAGATCATTGGCGTATTAGAGCTGGTGAAGATTCAAATAATTAATGACGCAATAGATGAGGATTATGATGATGAGTAAGAATTTCCACGAAATCGAACAACTGAGAAAGATCCTTCGCGTTGCAGATATAAATATTACGGATAAGGATTTTCCGCAAGCCAAATCAGCTCTGTCGATGGCTGTAAAATTATTAAATCAAATCACTATGTCTAAAACAGGGAAAGAATCAAATGGCAAATATGACAAAAAGGCAGAGCCTAGTCGGTAAAGGCGACCGGCCAAGGAAGGTTGACCAGAAGAAATTCTCGGACAATTACGACAAAGTTTTTGGAGCGAAAGACAAAGATGGAAATAAAAGCAAATAGAGTCATCGAATTAAAAGAAAGCAGATACCGAACTCAGAAGTTAGATCGTGAAGACATCCCGCTGATTAGAGGTTTATTAGCGGCTGGCGTACCAGTACTGAGGATTGCAGAGAAGTTTGAGGTCAAAAAAAATACAATCTATCGAATCCGTAATGGTCAAATCTGGAAAAACATTACGGAGGTCGCAGAATGAAGAAGCGAGCAGAAGAAATGATCCAGAAGGTAATGAAGCTCAGAGATCAAGGAGAAACCTATAAATCCATAGCTGAAAAAGTGGGATGTTCAACAAAGAATGTCGAGAACATCATCTCAAAGAATAAGGTTCATGGCGTATTTGACCGAGCGTTTAACTTCCCACATATCATCCATGCACGGAGATTTGGAGCTAAAGATGAAGGAATCTGACGCGTTTGTGATTACCCATGAAGGCGCACTAGACAACGCTTATCAGCAGATGAAGCACATGCTGTCAGAGAACGGATGGCTGAAGATTCAGGTTAAGGCGGGAAACCGTACATTGAGTCAGAATTCGCTGTACTGGGTATGGATCGCACAAATAACCGATGAGCTGAACAGAAGAAATAAATCTGACTTTACTACAGAGGAAATCCACACGCGGATGAAGCATGACCATTTGGGTTATGACGAGCCAAGGTCTATTGGCACAAGNGAGATTCCAGCTCAGTTAAAGTCAACAACAAAGCTATCCAAAGGCGAGATGTTTGCCTTNATGGAAAGGTTGGATATGTTCTGGGCAGAACGCGGAGTCTTGCTCATAACACCATCAGACAGCGTTTACGCAACATTAAAAAAAGGAGCAGAATAGTGAAAGAAAGAATAGTTAGGTTCTCAAAGATTATTGACACAGATGACGCGATAGCAGAAGAAGGAAACGAAATTGGCACTGTTACATTTCAGATGTATTTAGATCCCGAGGATCAAAGATTTTTTGCTTTGAGTCATTCTCATATCAAATATAGTACTGATCTGCTGCATCAGGAAACAATCGCCATTCATAACGAAATAATTAAAGAAGCGACACGTGAAATAGACTACGCTTTAAGCGAGGATTTTAGCGAAGACCTTCTAGAAATACTTGAAGCAGAAAATGAAAATCAGACGGTGCAATAATTGCCGCAAGAAAGTAGCAACCCAGGACGCCTTGATGTCTCAGCTCAAGGCTTTCTGTTGTTACGAATGCCTGAAATCGTATTCATCAAAGAACGCTGAAAAGATCATAGCTAAAGAGCGGCGAGTACAAGACCGTAAGACCAAAGAGAAGCTCAAGACCAGAGGCGATTGGATGAAAGAGGCACAGGCCGTTGTCAATGCCTATATCCGCTGGCGTGACAGAGATAAAGGCTGCATATCTTGCGGTACTAGTCTGATCCAAGAATCAACTGGTGGCGGCTATGACGCTGGGCATTATCTATCCAGAGGAGCGCATCCAAACAAACGCTTCAGATTGGATAACATTTTCGGTCAGTGTAAACGCTGTAACAGGTACATGTCTGGGAACGTGTCAAATATGCGGATCGGTATTATCCAGCGGCACAGTCAAGAGTTCCTCGACAGAATCGAGACCTGCCAACACAATCCAAGAATTGACATTGACTACCTCAAACGAATCAAGAAAATATTTACGAAACGGCTCAAAACATTGAACTCAAAAGATTGAACTTAGACTAATGTCTAATTTGTTTGGTGCGTTGCATCATATAAAATGACTATATTGACTAAGGGAACAGAGAGAACTAAATGAGACTTACTAAAGCAGAACAGCAAAAAATTGAAGCCATTGATAAGTGGGATGAAGGCGAATACACCTCCTACTGTGTGTATCTCAACAAAGGTTGGATTTTTAATGGGGAAGACGGGTCAGCTTTTTGCGAAGACACAATCGCTGAAGTTAAAGAAACACTGAAGCTAGTAACGAAAATGGAGAGCACAACATGAAGATTTTAACCGCTGAACATTTTATGCATGAAAAATTAATCCAGACAATGGAGCATCCCGACCTTGATATCAAAGGGCTTTTGCTTAAGATGTCAAACGGACGCTTTCGGGTTGTTCGCGCTTTAAGCGCTGGTCGTTACGCATCTATGTACATTGATAGCGATCTANTGAAAGGCNAAGCAGGAGCTTGANTTGGTCGTCTACGGAACATTGGTGCGCTAACAGAGGCGGCGTAAGCCGCTCTAGGGTCAACATGAAATCATTACAATCAACATTTATTCGGTCACTTGACGATGGGGATACTTTCAAGGAACATTTATGTGTGTGGAACTATTATCCGCAGACTACCGGAGAGCCAGAGGAATTTGCATTACTGTCTGTTGATGGCCTTGGCAAAGACATCTGCTCAAAAACCCTGTGGCAAGCCGCAGAAGAGTCAGGCGACCATTCGTTTGACGATCTTGATTGGAGTTGAGAATGGACTTTGAATCAGAAGTACTTTGTTTGGAATGCAAGAATCAATTTTGGATGAGCTTAGATGATCGTCCAAAGTGTCCAGTTTGCAAAGGAAATCAGTTGATGCCGATTGAGGTTGACGAACCAGATCCAGAGGAGTAAATTAATAAATGTACCGGACGGATGTAGCAAGCATCCTAGCAGACCGGATTGATACTGGAGAAAAGAAGACCCGATCCGCATTCCGGGACAGGTCATAGTGTAACGAATCCGTTACCTTTTCTCTACTTTCAATCCAAATAAATGCAAATCTGTCCAACGGCATGCTCAAGGAAGGGTCTCCTGTTTAGGATCACGCACCTTGTAAAAAAAGAGGATCTAGTTAAGTCGTGCCGACAGCGTTATGAGTAGACAGTCTTGGAGCCTAAATTGGTGCAAACCTTGGGTTGATAAAGATTGTCGGGATTGAGCGCAACTAGGCGGCTGATGAGTCGTAATCAATCCAGTGTCAGCCCCATCAGGTGATGACATCCCAATGTGACGAAGGCTAGTCCTAATTTGCATGGTGAACTTACTTGACCCGCTTGAGCTATATCAATTTGGTATGGTCAGCGGGTTAGGGTAAGTATTACCCAAACAAAACTTCAGACTGAACCTATTTGCATAACACAAGGAGTCAACAACAATATGGAATGTCCACAAGGTAGCCAGACAAAGTTGTCAGAACATACTGTCAAAACGATAGATAAGGCTAAAGAATGGTATGAAGGGTCAAGGCCATTTGACCTGCCAATTAGAGTTATTCAGCATACAGCCGAAAATGGTAGATGCATGATAAAAATATTAGATAACACTGGGAAATTAATACATCAGAGAGGCTGATGATTTATCAGGCTGATGGTTTATCAGTCTGATAGCTTTATAGGGGATAGATATGAATTTACGGCCACACCAAGAGAAAGCAGTTCAAATGCTCAGGGATTCAATCGGCAGAGGCAAAAAGCATCCACTGCTGGCAGCACCATGTAGTTTCGGGAAAACCATTACTGCGGCGGCAATACTAGAATCAGCAGTTGAGAAAGGCAAAAGAGGACTGTTTGTCTGCGATAGAGTCAAGCTGGTCTCTCAGACAATCAAAGAATTGCAAGCGCATGATTTGCCATTCGGTGTAATGCAAGGCAATCACGAACTAAACGATCCAACTCAGCCCATCCAGATCTGTAGTATTCAGACGTTAACCAGACGGCGATGGCAGGAGCTAGAGTTTGACATTTGCATCGTAGATGAATGCCATGTGCATTATGAGACGATTTCAAAAATGATGGAGATGTTCAACAATGTCGTATTCATCGGACTCAGCGCAACGCCTTACGCACGAAATCTCGGTAGATACTATGATGATCTCATTCTACCAATATCGACCCGCCAGCTCTTGGAGCAGGGAGACCTTGCCCCAATTCATTATTACGGTGGAAAACAACCAGATCTTTCTAGTGTCGGACGCAAAGGAATAAGAACAGGCGGCTCTGACTATCATCCTGAAGATCTTGGGAATGTCTATGAGAACGACAAATCACTGGTTGGCGATATCATCTACAACTGGTTACAGCATGGCGAGAATAGCCAGACCATCGCATTCAGCCCTAGCATCAAGCACAGTAAATATCTGGTTGATAAATTCAATCTCGCTGGGATTCCTGCGGCTCATATCGATGGTTATATGGATGACGAGGAACGTCAGATTCTGTACTCAGCTCACGATGCCGGGGAATACAAGATCCTGTCATGCAGTAGATTACTGAACACTGGGTATGATGCGCCATCTGTCAGGTGTTTAATCGACTGCTATCCAACGCATTCCAAAATTGTCTTACAGCAGAGATACGGTAGAATCCAACGCACATTCGAGGGCAAAGAGTACGCCATCGTGCTAGACCATGCGTCTAACGTACAGCGGCACGGATTTATCGAGGATATTGTGCCTGAGTCCTTAGATTGTGGANTCCATCGGTTTGATGAGCGNAACCAAGTCAAGAAGGAAAAGAAGGAAGCAAAGCCAAATCTATGTCCAGATTGCACTAGGCAGTTCCTCGGTATGAAATGTGAATGCGGATATGAAATACCACTACACAAGGAGCTGGT